AGATGCACCGGTTGTATTATTCTGAATAGCCATTTGCTTCAACTGTTCTAGAATAGCGCGCTGATTAGCTTTAGTAGCTACAAATATATTTAAGTCTCTCAGTAATAGATCACTTCCGTTTATCTCAAAATTAGTACGTTCGTCTTCAGTAATCATATACTGTAAACGACTTGATGGTTTTGTAGAATGGTAGAACTGTGCTAAGTCTGTACGCATTTGGTGCACTCTAGGCATCAAGTAATCACAGTGTTGAATAAAGTAAGTTTCAGTCTGTGCATACGATGCATTAATAGACTGTTCTATACCGGTAGCTGTTTGCTGACCTATCTGTTGTCCTAGACGTTGTGGTGTAATACCTATAACTTCAAATGCCTGTGACTTAAAATAGTTAGCCAACTGAACACGAGACATAAGACGGTTAGTCTGTTCTAGATCCAGTTTCTGATAATGTTGGAATGCTAATGCGTTTTCTGTATTAGTAATAGATGTATCTAAAGGTAACATCTGGAAGTTCTTCATAGCAACATAAGCTTTCGCTAAGTTGTTCTTACCCCAGTCTTCACCTAGAGAATGTTTAGGTAATGCATTCTGATCTAATAGAATCACAGTACCTAATTCATCTACTAAGATATCAGCAATCTGATTATTTACAATGTTATATCCAATCTGGAAAGGTTTCATTAAGTCTACTAAAGATACAGATCTTGTATTTCTATCTGAGAATACAGAACCTTCCACAGGTAACTTACATCCATATAGAGATGATTCCCCTTTGAATTGGAATTTGAGAGGTTTTATATTGTTTTGATTAATACCCAAATAGATTGGATTAATGCCACCGGGGTTATTACTACCCCAGAATGTAGGTCTGTTTGGTCCAATCTTTACACCACCCCATACTTCATTGATCCAGATCCAATCAATATGCTCACCAAAAATTAAGTTATCTTTTGTTTTGTTCTTAATAAGAGATGTATTGTACTGAGGTTTGTCAGTTACTTTATATGATTCATCGACAATGTCTTGCATTACATCACCATTATCATTGATCTTGGTGAGGTGTCCTACTTTACGTTGTGACTTCCAATATGCTGTAGTAACACGAAGCATGTTAGACATACCCATATCAAAGTAGTCTTCATCTTGTGTCATGATCCAGTTTACAATATCTCCACCATATGCAGTGTTATCCCACATAGATGTAAACTGACGATATCCTAATGATGGCATGTTAGTATTCCATTCATAGGATTTAGTAGCATCATAATAACTACCGTCGTTCTGATAACCTTGAATAGGATAACCTGCTGAACGTACTGGGTAGATCAACTCTAAAGATGCCATTTGATCTTCAGTCATCAACCATCCGTACTTATCAATTACATCTGCAACAGTCATCATGTCAAATTTACCAACCCATTGACCTTGAGATATATAGCGATTATCTGGTGACTTTTGATAGAATGTAAGAACCGGATTCCATAACTCTACATCATAGTCATCCTCCATCATTTTGAAATGCCAGAACTCACGGTCTGTAATTAACATGTCACGGAATGCACGTTCTTCTAACTCATCTATCTTAAAGCGATCAACATCAACTTTATGTTGGTGTTCTGCCCATTGTTCAACCATACTCTTGTAACTCTTTGAAAAGAAGTCTTGAATTTCTGGTAGAGTTTTCATTTTCTCAGGTGCCATTGCTTGCTGATATTCTTCAGAATCTTGAGGATATCCCATTTCAGCAAGCTTTAACATCATGTCTTGTTGTGCATTAAATAGAAGAACTTCTTCTACTTGAGCACGCTTTTGTTCCAACATCTCATTGTATGAGATATCATCTACACCTGAGTAGCTAACCCGTGTGTTACGTTTAGCAAATTCAGAAACTAATGTGTTTACCACATTAGGAATAATAGGATAGAATTTTAATTCTAGTGCTGATACATCATCCTGTGTAAGAGTTTCAATCAAATCCGCGTACTCATTATCTTGCTCAACAATATAATCACCACGATCTATAATACCTTTTGCTAATTTGTAATTCTTCATCAAACGACGCGCATTGCGACGAATCTGTTTTAAACCTTCCCACTCTAACCAATCTAGATTCCATGCTGTCCAGTCATTATCTTTCTTTGATCTTGGAATAAACTGAATAGGTTGATTAAGGGTACCCATTCGGTTAGTATCCGCTTTCGCACCGTTTTTTAATTGTATTGCGTTATAGACTTGCATCTTATTTTAAATTTCTAAATGGTTGTTTAGGTATATTCATTCCTTTAAATTGTGAACCTTTTGAACCCATGTGTCTAAATGGGCTCATATTTAATTTACTGAATTTATTGGTGTTATCCAACTTTTTCACCTTATCTGTCTCCTCATAGCGCTTTTTATAACCTCTATTAGCTTGCTGAACTTTTGCAAAAGCAATGAGTGCTGCAAAGGAAACTAGTCTATCGACGTTTAATCCTTCTTGATATGCTGCCATTTCTGTAAGCAACATAGGATCTGGTATACGTTCTACACCATATGTGGTCTTTACTATCTCACCATCGGTTTTAACTTCTTGGTCTAATTCTTCTTTTAAGAAGTCAATAGCATAACTAAGCATATGACTTTTAAACAAAGTACCGGTATTCTTCCAACCATATTCCTGAAATACATTAGCATTAGCACCAAGATCTTTTAAGAATAATATCTGAGATCTAGGTACAAGATACTTTTGTTTCTTCCTATAGAGCATATGATTAATAAATTGGGAGATATTATTTTCCACAATGGTCCATGCATTATACCATTCTATAATCATCTCTAGACGCTCATGCGTCTTATTGATATCATCAAATCGACCACACCATGCAGCTACAATCTTATCACGCTCTATAAAAGTCTCAACTTTTTCACCATCATTTCTAGTTACTTCTACCGCTGTTTTATATACATAGATAGAACATAATGATTCTGAGGTAGTTGTCTTACCTTCACCTACGGGGTCAATAGATGCATAGTACATTCCAAACTCCGGATTCTTAACAGGTCTTTCATAGCATACAAATACACCAGTTTTATCTTCCTGCTTCTTATCCACCGGGAATGTCATAATTGGTAACTTAGATGTAGGTTTAACATCTATGTCCCCTTTCTCATCTCTATAGATATCTAAATATTCTGTAGGATATGTTTTATCTTCTATCCTGCGCATCTGTGCACCAATCAAGTTTAAAGGAAAGATTGATACCTTTCTGTAAGCAAATGCTTCCTCAATATTTCTAGGATGCTGAGAAATACGTAACTGATACTGTTCAGGACTAAGATCTTTCTTCCATTTAGCAAACTGTTCATCTAAAGCTGTTAATGCTTCTTCTACTTTAGAATTACCAAACCCATCTATGAATGGTGGCATTGACCATTGTTCAGGAATAAATAATCCAGATTTACCTATAGTACCTTTTGAGTCTATTAGATTTGTTTCTACTGCATATATATCATTTGGTTCCGGTCTGAGTGTCATCTCCTTAAGAGGTTCACACTGATCCAAGTCACCCACAGAACCTGCTGCAATGAACATACCTGTAGTAACAAATCCTGATCTCATAGCAGGACGAATATACTCAAAAGTAGTATCCATCTTAGGAGCAATACCAGCTTCCTCGTGGAAGAAGTACTTACATGGTCCACCGACACCATTAGTAGGATCTTTTTCAAATGACATACCTTGTAGTACACCTTTAAGACCAACTTCTGTTTTACGTTTCTGTGTACCTTGTACAATCTCAATCTTCTGTTGCCATAATAATACTTTACCTGGATTCATCGGACGATACCAAGCAGTATGTTTATTCAAGAATGCTTCATATTCATTCAAGAATTTCCAGGAACCTTTATCGTTAATATAGTCTTTAAGACTAGCACCAACTTTTAGAGTGATACCTTCTTCAAACCAGATCTGATTAATCATCTTACCCATATGGTAATATGATGATGCTATCTGACGTTTCTTAAGTATGGAACTGTGCTTATAGTGTAACTCTGCTAATAGTTCATATAGTGCCATATGATACTGTGCATCACGCACGTCCGCGAAACCAAACCTTTGAATCTCTTTATTGAAGATAGGTAAGAAGTTTAACCACATGTAATAATCTCTTGGAAGGTACCAAGTATTACCAGCATTTTTATAGATAGCACCGTATCGACACTTATTCTTCTCGTGATCCCAATATAATCTATAGTCTTTACTTCCTTGAGGGGATGTGCAATAAACACCATTCTTATTGAATAATCTAGCTTGTTCATTAAATAGAAAACTAGTATCATCAAAGTTATACTGACCCGGTTCTTTAAATATAGATAATACAAAATCAGTATACTCTTCTCTTGTATTAAAAGATGTTGTGCTCCAGGTACCGTTATCCCAAGTAGGTATGTCTATAAAACTAGTATTCATTCAATAATCTTAGGATCTCATTTAATGATTCGTGTCTATGAT